ATCAGACATATACATCACAAACCGGAATTCTTCTCAATGGATCTCGTTGGAGAATTAATCAAGTAGGTTCCGGAACTACTGCAACATATCCAGAACAAACCTTTACATTTACTGGAGACGCAGGTGACATTTATGGTTACTATGTGACTCGTGCAAATAATATGCCAATCGCAGTACAAGGCGTTATACATGGAGCCACTGTTGGAATCGGAACTACAGTAACAAAAGGAAATAACACCGATCCAGTCATTGGAGTTATTGGAAATCAATATATTACTGTTGACCCAGATCAAAGTGTTGATGACTTAACACTCGGAATGGTTGTGGGTGGTAATCTTGGAATTCAAACTGGAACAAAAGTTATTGGAATTGATAGAGCTCTCAAGGTTGTATATTTGGATAAACCACTCATTGACAATATTCAAGTTGCGACCGACCCAAGTGTTGAATTTAATTATTCTAAAATAGTAAGAAGTGGTCACCAACTTGTAGCTGGAGATGTTCTTTATATTGCAGCTGGTGCTGGTAACACACAACTAAATTCAAACACCTATACTGTTTTCTCCGTACCTAATGCTAACGAGTTCTTTACAACTCCTGCACTCAATCCAACTTTGAACACTGTTGTTGGCCTTAATACCGCAACTCTCTTTAGTTCTGTTATGTATGCCGAGAGATTCACAAACGGTCCTTACACTATTCAAAATAACGGAGATCAAATTAAGATCACTCTTAATGTGGCTCTAGACTAATTTTATTATATAAAAAAAAAATAAATATTTTGATTCATGTTGAGGGGGGTTGCTTTATTATAGCGATCCCCTTTTTTAATAATCATTCAACAAGATTCTGTAGAGATGGAAGATGAGTAATGTTTATGTCTATGACATAACCACGGCCGATATATATTCGGAAGAAGATTTTGGAACTATTATTTCTTCTCCGACTGGTAGCGACGATTATCAATTAATAACATCAACACCTACTTCATCCGAAAACTGGTACGCTATTGCTAATAACGTATCACAGTATTCTATGGGAACTATTAGTAGTCTTTCTGCACCTGGAGGTACAATTAATTCTACATATTCATATGTATCTTCAGGATCCGCAACAATATCTTCTGTAGTTATTGATAATGTTTCCTTTGTTTGGTCTGGTAACGGAACATTATTTGAAATTGAAAATGGATTAGAAAGATCCGTATGTGCTTACTTAACTTCCGGTACAGTACGACTTGCATGGAATGGCGAGGCTATAACGGAAGCAAATATAAGTAGAACATTCAGTTTTAATGAATCTTCTATTAGACCTGTAGAAGATTATGGATCATCATTAACCGGTTCCATTGTCGATTACGATGATTTTGGACAAATAAGCTCTCCACATTTTGTTCCAGATAATCAAGATTACGGACAAATCGCTGGTAATCCGGGGTCAAGTGCTCCAATATTCCCATATGGATCTTCAACATTATCTGGATCCGCTGAAGAGTCATTCTCAGCAGGAATTCCGGCTAACACTCAACTCTTTAATATTTCTGGCGTGGCAAGAGTGCCATTGTTTGCAAATATTATTGGAATTGGAACCCTAACAATTTCCAGTTCCCTAATCGAAGCAGATGTAGATTCTTATGTTGGTATAGGAACTATATCTATTTCAGCAACTGCACTAGAGGCATATTCCGCACAAACGCCAGAAGATACTCAACTGTTTAGTATTTCTGGAGTCTCTTCAACAAGAGAGATACAAGTATATGGTATAAATCCAGGAGACCACCTATATCCACAACCAATAGATAAGAGTGGTGGTAATATTGTAATTACCAATACTTCGATTATATATCCATTTGTAGATTATACTCCACACTATGGTATTGAGAAAAATATTGGTATTGGAACAACTGGAATAAAATTAGATGGTTTGAGTATTTTGAGGTTCTCCCCATCATATGAAGCAACTGGAACTTTATTTGGTATTGGTGAAAAACTTGAAAGTAGAACTTATGTATATGATGAATATGACTTTATAGAGTATGTAATTGTTAATACAGGATCTATTTTAGATGGATTAACACTACCTTCGGAAGATTATGGTGATCTTTCATATACAGAATCAACTGAATCTTTTGGATTTATTGTTGATCAACAGACCAATACTCAAATAAGTGGTCCAATATATCCATTTGGACAGATTAATGTTGTAAATGGATTTAGTCCACAGGATACAGAAGCTTATCCTGGAGGTCCTGGTGTAGGCAAATCTTGGAGCTTCACTATAACCGGATATATTGGCGATCTTCCAATCTATACTTTATCTGGAATTTCTTCTAACTTCGAACTTCAGGTATATGGAAAGGATTATTTAACTTCTGGTGCTTTAATTCTTTCATCTTCCTTAATCGAGGCGGATGTAGATTCTTATGTTGGCATAGGAACTATATCTATTTCCGAAACTGGACTAGAGTCATTCTCTGCACAAACACCAGAAGATACTCAACTCTTTAGTATTTCGGGAACATTAGTTGAAAAATTCGTAGAAGATGCTGATGAGTCTACTCAACTCTTTAGTATTTCTGGAATTGCTATAGAAAAGGATGTAGATTCTTATGTTGGCATAGAAACTATACTTGTTTCGGGAACTGCATTAGAGGCATTCTCTGCACAGACACCAGAAGATACTCAACTCTTCAGTATTTCTGGAATTGCTACAGAATCTATAACTTCAAATCCACCAGAAAATACTCAACTCTTTAGTATTTCTGGAGAACTTGTACATCCAAATATTGATTTTACTCCACACTATGGTATTGAGAAAAATATTGGTATTGGAACAACTGGTATTCAGTTCCGTAGAGGAGTCGGATTTACACCGGACAGTGAAGGTAATACTCGTGATGCAAGAACTTATTCAAATGTATATCCACTAAACGATAAAGTTCCTGGAGCCGGAATTGGCACCTTCTTATTTGATCAAATTAATAAGACAGCAAAATATAGCCCATTAACTCCTTGGACAGGTATTGGAACTGTTAATGTTTCTACTGGATTTAGTCCACAGGATACGGAAGCTTATCCTGGAGGTCCTGGTGTAGGCAAATCTTGGAGCTTCACTAGAACCGGATATATTGCGTCCGGTCTCATTGAAATTTCTGGAGTCTCTTCAACAAGAGAGATACAAGTATATGGTATAAATCCAGGAGACCACTTATATCCACAGCCAATAGATGAAAGTGGTGGATTAATAATTATTTCTCAACAAACTTCCGAAATAATTGTACTAGAAACCGATTCATATGAAGGTGGTGGATCATATCTAACCTCTGGAAATGCTGAATATACGCAGTCTAATAATTTTGTTGGCTCTGGATCAATATCTATTTCCGAAACCGCACTAGAGGCATTCTCGGCACAAACCCCAGAAGATACTCAACTCTTTAGTATTTCTGGAACATCCCTAGAAGCTTATTCGGCTCAAACTCCCGAAATCGAAGTTCTTTATACAATTGACGGAAATGTTATCGAAACAGTATCCTATGCATATAATGGAGTAGGATCAGTAAATGTAAATGGTTCTGCTGAAACAATTCTCATTAAAGACTATCCAACAACTGGATCAATTAGATTTGTAACTAGGACCAGTGATAATAATTATGATACTTGTGACTCTGTAGAAGTCACTTGTGACGAAGAAATTTCAGCAAATGTAAGTCTTGTTGTAAATCCTGTTGATACTACAGTTCTATTCAACATTGAAGGAATTGCATCTACTAGGGAAATTGCTGCATATGATTACACTGGAATCAACACCTGTATTATTTCTGGATTCTCTACCAATATTAAACTTACTCATTCTGAATCTGGTTTTGGAACAATATTTGCAATATCTTCCTCGTTGGATAACGAAGTTGATTCTTATAGAGGAATTGGAACTCTCTTTGCTGTTTCTGGTGGTTCCGAAGTTTATTCGGCTCAAACTCCAGAATCTACAATACTTATTAGTATTAATGGTTCTGCAACAACTAAAATTGAATCTGAATATACTATTGTTGGAATTGGTCAAATCAATCTTTCTGGAAACTCTTCTACCGAAAAGATTTCCACCTATACTCAAATTGGATCTGGTTTAATAACCCTATCTGGAGAACTAGTATATCCAAATATCATATTCATACCTGCATATAAGGGTTCTGGATCCCTCAATGTTATTGGTTATTCAAATAATTCTCTCATTAAAATATATGAAAATACATCAGGAAATCTATTTAAATTATCATCTGGATTCGAGTCATTCTCAAGGGCAACTTATATCGGAATTGGTACAATTTACACTCAATCAA